CAAGCATATCAGCTATAAAGAAGGTGTGTATAGCATAACTGCGCAGAGATTAGGATTAAACAATGATCCTGATTTATACCATAGAACTAACATGGAAGTTTTAGCTGAAAATATATTTGAACCTCTTCGTAAGTGGGTTGGTGGTCCTATAAAAATAAATTCATTTTATCGCGGACCAGAACTTAACAAAGCTATCGGAGGGAGTAAAAAGTCACAACACTGTGAAGGAAGAGCAATTGATATTGATGATACGTTTGGTCACAAAACAAATGCAGAAATGTATAACTGGGTTAAAGAAAACTTAGATTTTGATCAAATGATATGGGAGTTCGGAGACGACAATAATCCTAATTGGGTACATATATCATACGTATCACCAGATGCTAACAGAAACAGATGTCTAAAGGCTTATAAAGACGTAAATAACAAGACTAAATACATGGTAATATAATGGCAGAGCCAAGAAGAACTATAGGTAAAGGTGGTAATTTCCGTACTACAAAATCAGGTGCGGGTATGACCGAAAAAGGCGTACGAGAGTATAGACGTAAAAACCCTGGTAGTAAACTAAAAACTGCTGTAACTAACTGTAAAGTAAAAGTAGGCACTAAAAAATATAAAAGACAAAAATCTTTTTGTGCTAGATCTAAGAGTTGGACAGGTGAAAGAGGTAGAGCAGCTAGAAAAAGATGGTGCTGTAGTAGATTTTAATGTTATGATAAGAAAAAATCCAAAGGGTCTAGGTGACTCAATTGAAAATTTTACTACTAAGACTGGAATAAAGTCTATGGTAGATAAAGTATCTAAAGGTTTAAACATACCTTGTGGATGTGAAGGTAGACGTAAAGCTATGAATGCTTTATTTCCTTATTCACGAGGCGGTAAAAAATAATAATTATGGGTAAAATTAGTCCAGCGTGTAAAGCTGCAGCAAAAAGAAAATTTAAAGTATGGCCTAGCGCTTACGCTTCTGGTTGGGGTGTAAGATGTACTAAAGCTGGCGGGCCAGGTAGAATGGGTAAATCTAAAAAGTAATGCCAGATCCAGTTAAAGGTACAGGTAAAAAGCCTAAAGGCAGTGGTAGACGTTTATATACTGACGAAAATCCTAAAGATACAGTCAGAATAAAATATAAAACACCTGCAGATGCTAGAAAGACTTGTTCTAAAGTTAAAAAGATAAATAAACCATTTGCCCGTAAAATACAGATATTAACTGTAATGGAACAAAGATCAAGAGTATCTGGTAAAAGACAACAAGCTGCAATAGCTAAGAGATGTAAAATGGCAATACGTAGAAAACATGGCAAGTAAAAGACCTGAATGGAAAGACTCGGACGCACCAGACGCTAAAGGTAAATTTAAAAATTTATCGTGCTCAGCGCTAGCTAGCTGGATGATTAAGTCTAGAAAAGGTAATGTAAGAAAAATTGTTGGTAGTTTAAATCAACAAATAGTATTTAACCGTAAGCGTAATCCTAGTTATGCTAAAAAAATGAAGTGTGCTAGGAATAAAGCTGTAGCTAAATTAAAAAAGAAATGAAATATCCATTAAACGTTGATAAAAAGAAAAAGAAAGCATATAAAAAGTTAGGTATAAATATTAGTCAGTTTAACTTAAAACAAGGTGATACTATAATAAAGACTACTGGCTCTAGCCACAATATAACTAAAGCAAGAGCTAATGCAAGAACAAGAAGTATAAATCCAAATGTTAATGCCCAACATACTACAACTAGAAATAAAGATGGTTATACTATATATAGCCAGTTTCCTAAAAAATATAAAGGAAAAATGCGCTTTGGTAATAAAAGAAAAAAGAAATAAATTATGCCTAAGATAAAAAAATATACACCTAAAAAACACTGCTCAGTTCCTATGCCTAAAAGTAAAAGACGTAGGGTTAGAGGTAGAGTAAGAAGAAAATAATGGCCTTTAAATTAAAACCATTTAACAAGTTGTTAAACTTACATCCAACTTCTAATAAGTTAGATAACGTTATAAAATTAGTTGATATGCCTACAAAAAGACATTGGGGTTATATTGATGAGAATAAAACTATATACGTTAATAAAGATTTAAACAAGAAACAAATGGCTCAAACAATAGCACATGAAAAAGTGCATAAAGAACAAATGAGTTTAAAAGGTAAAAGTCATGAGCCAAGATTACAATTTAATAGTTTGTTTTATAAATGGGAGGGTGGTAGAAGAGAAAAAACTTTGACTATACCTACCAAATCAATAAATACTAAAAGTAGAACACTTCCTTGGGAAAAGGAGGCGGAAAAAAAGGGATAATAATATGAAAGTAAAAGCACCAAAAGGTTACCACTGGATGAAGCAAAGATCTGGAGCACCAAAATTAATGAAAAACCCTGCTGGCGGATATAAGCCACACAAAGGAGCAAGTTTATCGTTTAACTTCGCAATGCAAAAAACACATGCCAAGAAGTAAGATAAAAGGCGGAGGTACTAAAAAAGTATGTCTACCATATGCTAAGTATAAAAGCATGAGTAAAGCTGAGAGGCAGAAAGTAATACGTGCTAAACGTGCAGCTGCTGCTCAAGGCAAGTATAAAAGATCTTCAAAGAGTAATGTTAAAGGAGCTAGAAAAAAAGGCGCTACGCTTAGAGACTGGTTTCAAAAAGAAAGATGGGTTAACATTGCTAACGGTAAACCTTGCGGAGCTAAATAATTATATTTTAGATTTTTTAGTTTTATAAGGTAAAGAGTGTATTATCTTCATACCTCTCATCCAACCATCATATTTAATCTTTTCCTTTTTTAAATCACTCAATATATACCAGTGTAGTAATTTCTTTTCTACACATCTTTTCACGTAATTTTTTTCCATGTCACTATCATGAGCAGATCTATCTAAAACATAAACAGGTAAGTGCCAACTATGTGGTTGACAAGCACTGATCTCACCATTTTTACCTTTTGGTACTATATTAGTTTGTTTAGAGAAAAAATCAAAACCAATTAAGCTTATTGTTTTATATGTTTTAACTCTATCCATGAACCATAGTAAACTTATAAACCCAGCGCTTGGTCTGTCTTCTTTAGGATCCATCATGTTTTTACCAAACTTTTTCATTATATTTACAATCTCAGCGTCACTGTACATAAAATTCTGCGGCATACCTTCTGGTAAATGTTCTTCTATTTTCCAGTTGTCTATTGCTAAATTACCTCTAGATCTATTAACTAATATATAAGTATCTTTATATCTACCGCTTTCAAACTCTTTACGTAAATTATTATAACAAGGAGCTCTAAACTGTCCTGTTATCCATATATCACACTTTTTACCGACACGCTCTTGTTGCATTGGATTAGCTTCTATAGCTCGGCCAAATCTAACTACAATATCAAAACCGTCTATAAATTTAGCACATCGGTATTTCATCATTTCTACCGAGTTACCAACTAGTAAAACAGATTTACCTTTTACAAGTTTTCGTATATCGTCCACCATTCTATTGATTTTTCTGAGTTTTTATATTCTTTAAACCATGGTCCACCATTAGTATAATGTAATGCTTTAGCGTTTTTACAATCATAGTGACCTACTAAACAATTATATTCCATTGGTATTTCACCTATACTATAAGCCCATTTAAGCTCGTGTAGATCAGATGCAGATGCTTTATCTAAGTATGCTTTTTCTAAATGTTTTAATTTAGAACAATTATAAATAATAAGACTAGACCAGTTTTTTCTAGGATATGATTTATTTTTTACACCGTCCATTTTGTTACCTACAGCTTCATACATCGGGTGTTTTACCACAGCTATATCGTTATCACCTAAATATTCTAACAACTCCATAGGATCACATCTCCATAAAAAATCATTATCACAAAACATAGCTATACCTTCATAGTCACATAACAAAGGCACATAAAATCTAGTAAAAGAAAACTCTGTTGATTCACCTTTTAAATCTTCTCTATCGTATATACCTTGATCTTTTAGTTTAGCTTTATCTAAATACTCTATGTCTAAATTACTATTAAAGTCTAACATAGATTTTTTACAAACTTGTGTAGCTTGCGGGTATTTACTGTCGTGCCCTATAAATATTTTCATAATTGTTTTAGTATTTCTTCAAACTTATCTAGTTGTACCATGTTTGATCCATCACTCCAAGCAGCACTAGGATTTTCGTGTACTTCAAAAAAGTAACCATCAACATCTAATGCTTTAGCAACTTTAGCTATAGGTAAAGTATATTTAGGTTGACCAGCTGTTGTGTTACCTGAATTAGGTCTTTGTGTAGAGTGAGTACAGTCCATTATAACTGGTACACCTAAATCTTTCATATCAACTATTTGTCTAGGATCTACAACAAGATCACCCATGCCAAACATACTACCTCTTTCAGTTAGCATAACTTTATTATTACCTGTGCTTTTAACTTTATTAACAGCGTGTATCATACTGCTACCATCTACAAACTGTCCTTTCTTGATATTAACGGTTTTAAATGTATTACCTGCAGCAACTAATAAATCAGTTTGTCTACACAAGTAAGCTGGTATTTGTATAATATCTACAACATCAGCTAACTTATCTGCTTGCCAAGGCTCGTGTATATCTGTTGTAATCTTACAATTACCTAACTCTTTTAACTCAGCAAATATATCTATAGCTTTGTCTATACCAATACCTCGTTTAGAATTTACAGATGTTCTATTAGCTTTATCAAACGATCCTTTAAAATAATAATCAAAGCCATACTTATCTGCTAGCTCTGAGCATTTGCTAGATATTTCGTGTGCTTGTATTCTACCTTCGATACTACAGCTTCCAGCTATTAAGATCGGCTTCTGTGTTAATTTCGATTCCATTATATTTAGTTTCAATTACTTCTATATCGTAGTTTGCTAGTATTCTATTTTGTTCTAAGTTCTCTGACTTATATTTATCTTTCATAGTTCTATATGCTTTCAACATATAAGGGTGATAAGCATATATACCTAAATGTCTATCGCCGTAACCAATATTAGATCTTGTAAACCACATTGCTTTGCCTGATTGATGTATAACTTTTACATCGTCAGGTTTAGCACCTTTAGTATAAGCTGTCAAACATAAACCAGGATCGCCTGGTCCTAATAATCTTTTTTTAATAGGTTTTATAGTTTCATGGTTTATATCGATCATATCACCTTGTATGTTTAATATATAATCATAACCATTTACTAAATCTAATACAGCACGTTTAGATAATCTATGTGTACC